CACAGGCGCTTCGGGAGGCCTATGTCGCATGCCCGAAGTGCGGAGGCGTGATTGAGGACCATCACAAGCCAGCCATGATCGCGGGCGGGGTCCAGATCGCGCCGGGGCAGACTATCGAACAGGCCCGCGCCTGCGAAAACGAGCCGGACGTCACCACCTGGTCGTGCTGGACTTCCGGGTTGTGCAGCCCCTTCGTCACCTTTGGTCAGCGGGCGCAGAAGATGCTCGACGCGATGGCGACGGGCGAGCCTGACAAAATCCAGACCGTGGTGAACGCCAACTTCGGCGAGTTGCATAGTCTGGTCAGCGCCGAGGACAGGCCGACATGGGAGGCCGTGAAGAAGCGGGCTCAGGCCAGCCCCTACAAGGCGGGCGAAATTCCGGCCGAGGCGGTCAATCTTGTGATGGGCGTCGATGTGCAGCGCATGTCGCTCTACTGGACCGTTCGCGCCTTTGGGCCGCGCGGCACCAGTTGGAACGTCGATCATGGCCAGTTGTTTGGACCGACTGAGCAGGATGCGGTGTGGGACGACCTTGCAGACCTGATGCTTCAGCCTTTCGGCGGCATGATGGTGGAGTTGGTCGGGGTGGACTCCGGCTTCCGCCCGGGTAAGCCGGAGGCTGTGCCGGAGCACAAGGTCTATGAGTTCGCGCGCAAATGGCCGAAGTGGGTGGTGCCGACCAAGGGCCGAGACGTTCAGAACCCGCCCTACAAGGTCAGTCAGATCGAAGTGAAAACCGACGGTAAGAGGCGGGCCTATTCGATCAAGCTGGCGTGGCTGTCTACGGACTTTTTCAAGAGCCTGTTCACGGCGCGCCTGTCTCTGCCTCTCGGATCAATGGGTGCATTCTATCCGCATTCGGAGACAACGGAAGATTACTGCAAGCACCTCACTTCCGAGGCTCGGGTGATCGAGGGGGGCAAGCCGAAGTGGGTGGCAACGTCCAAGGACAATCACTGGCTGGACACGGAGGCGATCTGCGAGGCGATGGGCTACACGCTCAACGTTCAGCGGAACCCGGAAATGTCGCGGACCGAGAGGGCCGAGGACGAGCGGGGCGAGGAGCAAGAAGCACCCCCGCCCGAACCGAAGCGGACGGGGCTTCCGCGCAAACCCGCGCCGGAGCCGACGAACCAGCCGCAGGACAGCCTGAAATCGCGGTTCGCGCGCTTCGGGCAGAAAGCCAACCAAAAGGTGAGGTGACGCAATGTCGCTGATGTCGAAAGCCCTCTCCTTCCTCAGCCGGGAAGGGGAGCCGCAAGCTGTTGCGCCCCCGGTCCCCCGTGCATCGGGCTACATGCGGGGCAACCGTGGTGTGGTCTTTGGCGGCTGGCGGCCCGCGCTGCGCGATCATCAGGACGCCATCGGTGAGGCATGGGAGGCCGCCGCCGCCCGTGCGATGGAGGTGATCGTCAACTCAGGCTGGCTGGCGGGGGCGATAGATCAGGCCGTTGCAAACACGGTTGGCACGGGGCTGCGTCTCAAAGTGCAGCCGGAGAACAAGCTGTTCGGCATGTCGGATGCGGAAGCGCAGGCATGGGCGCGCATGGTCGAGGCCAAGTTCGAACTGTGGGCAGGCGACAAGCGTGAATGCGATATCGAAGGCCTTCGGACCTTCGGCCAGATGCAGGGCGCGGTCTATCGGATGTATTTCCCAACCGGGGAGGTGCTGGCAGAACTGCCTGTTCGTCGCCGTGGGTTCTCCAAGACCCTGACTAAGGTGCGGGTCATGTCGCCCCACCGCATCAACCGCGACAACAACAACATGCTGCGGCTGGTGAACGGGGTTTACCGGGACGCCGACGGCCTGCCGATCGGTTACAGGGCGCGCAAGAAAGACCCGATCCTCGGCGAGTTCGACTATGACGTGGCCGCCTATGACGCCTACGGGCGTCAGCGGGTGGTGCATATTTTCGAAGGCCTGCCGGAAACGAACCGTGGGATTTCACCGCTGGCCCCTGCGCTGCAGGTGGCCCGTCAGTTCGACCAGCTTTCCGATGCAACCCTGACGGCGGCAATCGTTCAGACCTTGTTCGCGGTCACCATCAAGTCGGAAGCGCCGACGGAGGAAGTGATTGAAGGCCTTCTGACTACGCAGGAACGGGCGCAGATGAACCGTGAGGGCGGCACCACCCCATTCGAGGCGTATCTCGACGCGCATCAGGGCTACTATGACGGCTCGACGTTGAACGTCGGCATTAACGGGCGGCTGTCGCACCTGTTCCCCGGCGACGAGATGGAATTCCACTCGACCAACCATCCGGGGACGGATTTCGAAGCATTCGCGCGGCATCTGCTGCGGGAAATGAGCCGCCCCCTGGGGCTGTCCTATTCCTCGGCGACGGGGGATTACGCCGGATCGACCTACTACACGCTCGGCAAGTCGAATGACGATGAGTGGAAGGTTGTCCAGACGCGGCGGGCCAACATCGTCGCGCCATTCTGCCAAGCGGTCTACGAGGCTTGGCTTGAGGAGCAGATCGAGATCGGAGAAGTCACGTTCCCCGGTGGATATCAGGCTTTTCTCAGGAACCGCACAGCGGCCTGTCGGGCGGCATGGCGGGGGACGCCGAAGCCGCAGGCCGACACGCTCAAGGCGGCGAAGGCATGGGAGGCGTTGAAGCGCCTAGGCGTCGTGACGGACCAGATGATCGCCGACGACATGGGCGTGGATATCGAGGACGTCTATGACCAGCAGGTTCGTGAGCGCGAAATGCGGCGTGAGCGCAATCTGCCTGAGCCGGCAGTGATGGGGGCACAGGGCGGCGCGCCCATCGCCCCGGTCGATCCTGAAGACAACCCCGACGACGAAAGGGACGACGGCGATGGCGCTGGCGATCAATGAGGCTGACCCATGCGGGGCGGTGGCGCAGCTGCGCGCCGTCTACGCCTCCATCGTCGCAGGCGAGAAGGCTGAGACGATCACCTTCAAGGCCGGGACGCAGGGGGTTGAGCGGGCCGTCACCTATCACACGGCGGATGCCGCCGCGCTACTGCGGCTGATCCGTGAATACGAGGCGAAATGCGCGGTGGCGCAGGGGCGCAGGCCGCCCCGTTTTGCGCTGCGCGGCGGAGGTATCTGATGGACGATCCGAATGACCTGATCACGCCAGCAGGGGCAGGGCCGACGCTGGTGCATATCGCCTCGCGTGTACTTAACCGCCCCCTTCTACTGCATCCGACCAAGGCCGAGGTGCTGCTCCATGTGTTGGAGGGGCGGCTGAAGCTGGACGGCGGCCTTGCCCCCCTCTCTCCGGGGGCCAATCGCTTCCTCGGAACCCCCCCCAAAGACGGGAAGGGCCGGGGCATGTATCGGGTCTCCGGTTCCACTGCGATCATCACGATTGAGGGGAGCCTTGTGAACCGGGGCGCATGGATCGGCACGGACTCCGGTCTGGTCAGCTACGAGGGTATCGCGGCACAGCTTCGCGCCGCCCGCGACGACACCGAGGTAAAGTCGATCCTGCTGGATATTGACAGCCCCGGCGGCGAGGCGACCGGGATGTTCGCGACGGCGCAGCTGATCGCGGAGATCGACAAGGTCAAGCCGGTGGTCGCCTTTGTTAACGATATGGCGGCTTCGGCGGCCTACGGGCTGGCTTCGGCGGCGCGGGAGATTCTTGTCTCACCAACCTCAGTCGTCGGGTCAATCGGGGTCGTGATGACCCACATGGACCGATCTGGCGAATTGGCGACAAAGGGCATCAAGCCGACGCTGATCTACGCCGGATCGCACAAGGTCGACGGCAACCCTTTCGGGCCTCTGTCCGATGCGGTGCGGGCTGACCTACAGGTCGAAGTGATGAAGTTCTACGACCAGTTCACGTCGCTGGTCGGGGAAGGCCGTGGCGAAAAGCTTCCGGCCGACAAGGCGCGCGCCACCGAGGCGCGGGTCTTTCTCGGGCAGGAGGCCGTTGATCGCGGCCTCGCCGACCGGGTCGCATCGCTCGACGCGGTGCTGGCCGATCTTTCCACGAAACGGGCCACGGCCCAAAGCAAGAGGAGTTCGCCCATGTCGGGTGAGAATGACAACGCTGTGCCGCAGGCCCAGCACACCGCCGCCGTGGCCACCGCCCGCGCCGAAGGCGCTACGGCTGAGCGGACGCGCATCAAGGGCATCATGACCCACGCCGAAGCCGAGGGCCGCGAAACGCTGGCTACCTCTCTGGCCCTTGAAACCGACATGTCCGTCGAGGCGGCTGGCACGGTCCTCAAGGGGCAGGCCAAGGCGTCTGCCGCCGCCGCTACGTCGGGCATCAAGAGCATCGAGCAGCGCGCCGAGGGTCTGGCCGAGTTCGGCGCTGGCACGGGCCAGAAGCCCGCCGCAGGGGCCGAGGCTGACGCGGGCTACGCGAAGGCGATCAAGAAAATCAACGCGACCGCCTGATCGGCCGCCAACAGGAGAAGCAGACATGACTGTCTTTACAGAAGGCCGGAAGCCCGCCGAGGGCATTCTTTCCGAGGCCAATGGCCAGCGCAGCCGCGACAACGTGGTGATCACTGCCGGGTCTGGCGTGATCGCGCCGATGACCGTGCTTGGCCGCATCATTTCGGGCGCGGTTGCGGTGGTTGCTGGCGCCTCGGGCGCTGGCAAGGGCGCGCTGACCCTTGCGACCCCCGCATTCGGCCCCGACGTGAAAGCGGGTATCTACCGCGTGATCATCGTGGAGCCCGTCGCGAACCTTGGCAACTTCACGGTTGAGGATCCGGACGGCAACACAATTGGCAGCGGTGTGGTCGGCACCCCCTTTGTCGGCCCGATCCGCTTCACAGTAGCCGATGGTGCTACGGACCATGCGGCGGGTGACATCATCACCGTGACCGTCACGGTAGCCGCTGGCTCCGGAAAGCTCGTTCCGTCGTCCATGACTGCAACGGACGGATCGCAGAACGCGGTGGCCATCGCGATCTACGGCGGCGATGCGACCTCGGCTGATCTGTCGGTCGCGGCGCTTGTCCGTGACGCCGAGGTGCGGGGTTCGGCCCTGACCTATCACTCCACCGTCGATACCGCCCCGGAGCGCGCCGCCAAGGCCGCGCAACTGGCGGCAGTCGGCATCATCGTCCGCTGATCGCGGCAAAGAGAGGACAGCGGAATATGCTGAATATCTTCGACAACGACGCCTTTTCGGTGACCCGCCTGACCACGGCGATCAACGAGATCAAGTACGCGCCGGGCCGCGTGACGCAGCTCGGCCTGTTCATGCCGGAAAGCGTGAACACCCTTTCGGTCGCAATCGAGCGCGACGGGGATGCTCTGATCGTCGTGCCGCCCACCCCGCGCGGTGGCCCCGGCGTGACGATGGAAGGCACCAAGCGTGACCTGCGGTCCATCAACATCCCGCACTTCCAGATTGATGACTCCGTCATGGCGGACGAGGTCCAGGGGGTTCGCGCCTTTGGTTCCGAGACGGTGCTGGAAACGGTGATCGGCAAGGTCGTGACCAAGCAGGGCCGCCACGTCCGCAGCCTCGCGCTGACGGAAGAACTGGCCCGCCTCGGCGCGGTCAAAGGGATCGTCGTTTACGCCGATGGCTCGACGCTGAACCTGTTCCAGTTCTTCGACATGTCCAACCCGGCGTTCCTCGACTTCGATCTGCTGAACGCCAACCCGTCGATGGGTGATCTGCGGAACTTCTGCGACGACATCGATCGCGAGATGGCCGAGGCGCTTGGTGGCCTTCCTTACGAGCGCATTCATGCGCTGGTGGGCAAGGACTTCTTCAAGTCGCTGCTGAAGCATCCGGAAATCCGGGAAATTTATCTGGCCAACCAGCAGATGGCGCTGAAGCTTTCGGAACCGATGGCCTACAAAACCGTCACCATTGGCAACATCACCTTCGAGGAATACCGGGGGTCGACCACCCTCGGCGTTTCTGTGACGGCGGACGAAGCGCACTTCTTCCCTGTCGGCGTCCCGGAACTGTTCAAGACGTTCTACGGCCCCGCTGACTACGAGGAGACCGTCAACACGATGGGCCTGCCTCGCTACACGAAGCAGTGGCCGATGCAGAACGGCAAGGGCCGCCATCTGGAATCGCAGACCAACGCGCTGAACATCTGCACCCGTCCGAAAGTGCTGATGCGCGGCAAGGTTGACGCGACCCCGTGACCATGACGGCGCGCCCTTCGGGGCGCGTCATGCTTTCAGGAGATAACCGCATGTCCAATCCGTTCGCTGCTCTTGACGCGGCACTTTCTGGCGTAGTGGGTGACGCCTTCGGAGAGGTGGCGGTTATCTCCCCCCGCATCAGCGGGGAATTCGGCTCTGGTGAGGATACTGCGCGGCCCGAGCGAACGGTTAAAGGGGTGTTCTCCTCTGGCCCGCTGGAAGGACGCATAGCCTCGGACGCGCGAGGTACGTTTCAAGGGCAAACGCGGGCGGTTGGTCAGTCCGCCACGCTGTGGATTGCAGCTGCCACTATTGCGGCTGTCCCTTATCGAATTCGCAAGGGCGACCGGGTGACATTCCCGTGCCGGCCAAACCTCGCCTTTGAGGTCGTCGCATCTGATCCGACGGACTTGGGCGATATCGAATTGTCACTGAACGCGGTGAAACCATGAGCCTCGCCCGGTTGTGCCTTCGCATGTCTGCTGTCCGCGCCCTTCGCGGGGCTACGCTGGCAAAGCAGGCGGTCTATGACAGCGGCGCTACCCTTGACCAGCTTCTCGCCGACGAGCGGGTTCCCGTTCTGATTGTCTATACGGACGAGCAGCGGGACACGCCGACAGGCCGCGCCGATATGGGCCGGGGGCAGACTGGCTGCGATCTGGTCATTGAAATGGCGATCACCGGGGTTGCAACTGCAACGGATGGGTCCGTCGTGGCCGAGGTTGCCGAAGCGGATGCGGGTCAGGAGTTGCTGCTCGATCTGTTGGAGCGCCAGGTTATGCTGGCGCTGACTGCGGGGCAGGGCGTGTGGCCCGACCTTTTCAAGACCTTCGCGGTTTCGTTCCGGGGGATCATTTCGCGGCGGGCCATGTCGGAGGCTGGCGCTGTGCGATACGCCGCGCGTCAGTTAGTCATCACTTGCGATCTTCTGATCGACCCTCTGCCGGGGGCTGTAGTCAGCCCTGACAGCGCATGGGGGCGGTTCATGGCAGTAGTTGGTGCCGACCCTGCGCTTGCGCCAATTCTGCCCACCTTGCAGGCGGCGCTGGCGGGTCAGCCCTTGACCCCGCTTGAGGCGGCGGCGCGGACGCTCGGCCTGCAAGAGGCTGATGCTGCGGCGCTTGGCCTTGGCGGCCTGCCTGACGATCCGGCTGCGGTGCTGTCGGAAGGCAGCCCGGATATCTCGGTGACGATCAGGAGCGGCGCATGAGGGAGATAGCCGATCTTGTCGCCCGGATTGCTGAACTTGAGCGCCGTGCATCAGCGGGCCATCTGAGCGGGACAGTGCATGCTGTGGATGCCGCAAATGGGCTTGTGCGGCTGAACCTAGGCGAAGCAACGGGCGGCGGCACAGTGCTTTCGCCGTGGGTCCGATACGCACAGATGGGCGGGGCTTTGAAGGTGCATGCGCCGCCTACGGTGGGCCAGCAGATGACGGTTATGGCCCCCGCTGGTGACATGTCGCAGGGCGTGGCCATGCCTCTCGGCTGGTCCGATGCGAACCCTTCGCCCTCCGGGGCGGGCGATCAGAACGTCCTGACCTTTGGCGCGGTGACAGTCACCATGACGGCTTCCGGCCTGACGCTGGCGGTTGGGGGAAGCAGCATCGAAATCACGGCGGGCGGGATCAAGATGACCGCGCCGCGCATTGACCTGAACTGACTATGCCAGCAGTTGCGCGGATTGGCGATGCGTTCGCCACCGGTCACGCTTGCGATGGTGTCAGCACCATAGCTGGCGGGTCGGGGACGGTTTTCGTCAACGGGATTGGCGCGGCGCGGCGCGGCGACCCCGGTGCGGTGCATGCGATCTTGGTGGGGGATGCCTGCGTCCCCCACAGCACGAGCATCAACGGCGGATCGGGAACGGTCTTTGCCGACGGGATCAGCCTCGCCCGGGTGGGCGACGCCATAGACGCCGGGGCGATCATCGCCGGGTCCGGCAACGTGTTCGCGGGATAGCCGCTTAAATTCAAGGAGAGATGGATCATGGAATCCCCTTACGCCTACTTCCGCATCACGGAGAAGGCGGGCCGCTTTGTCGCGGGCCGCAACAACACCGGGGTCGGGACGCCCCTTCTCCTCTCGCGGCGCGAGGCGCAGCATGATGTGCGGCTCGGCGCGCTGGTCGAGGTTGGCAAAGAGGCCGCCTCCGATACTGACGCCATCACCGAAGCAAACGACGGCGTGACCGGGGCCGAGGACGCCGGCCTTGATGGCGACGACACCACGCTCGGTGGGAAGGTGAGCGAGGACGGCGATATCGACCTTGCCAAGATGACGGTGAAGGAGCTGCGGGCGCTGGCAGAGAACTCCGGGGTGGAGATCGAGGACCGCGCGACCAAAGCTGAAATCATCGCGGCAATCGAGGCCTCCTCGGGCTAAGGCGCGAGCAAAACTGGTGGCGCGAGGCCGCTGTTAGACTTCGAATTGATGGAGATCGAAAATGGATGTGCCTCTGCGCCAATTGAACAATATTCGGGCTGTCGACAACGGCGATGGCACTTTCACGGTTAAGGTGGCCGTGGAGAGCGGCGGCGGCGGCGGCGGCGGTTCCTCCAGCGACCGCGAACTGGTGGTCACGACCTACCGCGTCAAAACTGCCTTTGCTGGCGCATCTGTTGGCGACACGATCACTGCCACGCAGGTCATCGACGTCAGCGGGACACCTTCGACGGTCAGCACGATCTGGCGCAACCAGACCACGGCAACTGACCTTGGGGCGGCTCCGGCTGCTGCGAACCTCGAACTGGTCGGGTCGCAGGCATTGACGGATGCTCAATTGCGCGCGGCGGCTGTGGCAATCTCTGCTGCGTCCCTGCCCCTTCCCACTGGGGCGGCGGCGGAGGACACGCTGGCGGCCCTGAACACCAAAATCCCGCCTCAGGCCATTACGGGCCTCCTGCCCGTGGACACATTGGCAACGCCCGGCGCTTCGAGAGTGCATGTTACAGCAGACATCGCGGCCACCGTCACTCTGACCTCGACATGTCGGCGGGTTTCGATGTTTGCCACCCAAGGCACTTGGTACTCGATCAGCGGCACGGCCACGGCCACGAGCCATTACATCGGCGCGGGCGAGCGGCTGGATTTCGACGTGCCCGCCAGCACCGCGATCAGCGTGTTGCGCGAAACCACTGACGGGTCCATCCGCATCACGGAGTTGGTGTGATGCGGCTTCGCGCAACGCGCCTTTCGGCTATCGGCGGTGTGTCGCGGCGGTCGCTCGGTCCCACCCCCATCCTCGATCAGCTTAGTGTATCGGCGGCTGCGGCGTGGAGCACCCGCAGACTGAGGTCGGCATACACTGGCAACGCA